CGTATGGATAAATCATCAATATGCAAATGATTATCAACCAGAACATATACACTCTGGTGATTTTAGTTGGGTTATATATTGTGCTTTACCTGAGGGTTTAGATAAAGAAAGACAAGAACATAAAACGAGAGGCGGTGAACCAGGTTCAATATATTTTCACTATGGCGAAAATGCAGGTAATGCTGAAAGAAGTTATCAATGGGTTACAACTCAACACTCAGCATCACCACGAATAGGAGATATGTTTATTTTCCCTGCACAATTAAGACACATGGTGCCACCATTTAGATGTGATGGTACAAGAACGTCAGTAAGTGGTAATGGTAGTTTTCAATATGATGATGGCAAAGCGTTTCACTTAGGACAAAGTAGGTTATTACCAGAAGTAACAGAATGATAGTATTTGAAAAGATTAGATGGAAGAATTTTCTATCTACAGGACAACAAGGCATAGAAGTAAGTTTAAATAAAGACCCTACAACTTTAATTATAGGTCACAATGGTGCAGGTAAATCAACAATACTTGACGCATTGTGTTTTGGTCTGTTTAATAAACCATTTAGAGAAATAAAGAAAGAACAATTAATCAATAGTATTAACTTAGGTGGTACTGAGATTAGTATTGAGTTTAGTATTGCACAAAACAAATACAAAGTAATAAGAGGTATTAAACCTAATATATTTCAGATATATCTAAATGGCGAAATGATAAACCAAGAAGCAACGATTGCTGACCAACAAAAACATTTAGAGAACAATATACTTAAATTTAATTATAGAAGTTTTACTCAGGTAGTAATACTTGGTTCTTCTACCTTTGTACCTTTTATGGAACTAAAAGCGCCACATAGACGAGAGGTTGTAGAAGATATATTAGATATTAAAATATTCTCAGTAATGAATATGTTAGTTAAAATGCAAATCAAAGAAGTTACTGAACAACTAAGAGATATTGATAGAGATATAGAAATAACAAAGAGTAAAATAGAAACACAACAACAATATTTACAAGATACAGGTAAACAGAATACAAAAGTTATAGATGATTATAAAGACAAGATAAAAGAAAACAAAACTGCTATTGACAAATATACTACACACATTGAAGGTATCAATAAAAAGATTGCTGATGTTAAATCAACAATACTAGATGAGGACAAAGTAAGAGAACAAGTAAAAAAACTAAACAGTTTTGAAACACAATTTGAAAGTAAAGTAAAAGAGTGTACTAAACATAAAAAGTTTTATGAAATAAATGATAATTGTCCTACATGTAAACAAAGTATTGACCCACAATTTAAATCAGAAAAGATTGCTGATAATAATAAAGAGATAATTAAATTTAATCAAGCATTAGAAGATGTAGCAAAAGAGATTACAAGTAAACAAAACAGATTACAAAAGATAGCAGGTGTACATGAAGAATTAAAAATACTAGAGATTGATGGTGTTAAGTTTGACCAGTCAAAAAATGAGTTAAACAATATTAACACAAAATTGGCACATAACATAGAACAACTATCTCAACAAAGTGAAGACACAGGTATTGCAAAAGGTAAGTTAGAAGAATTAGAAAAGTTATTAGTAGATAGTGAGATTACACAATTAAAGAAAAAAGAAGAAATAGATTATTTACAAGCAGCAAGAGTAATGTTAGCAGATACAGGTATCAAAACAAAAGTAATTAAACAATACTTGCCTATTATGAACCAGTTAATTAACAAGTATCTTGCTAGTATGGATTTCTTTGTTAACTTTAAATTAGATGATGAGTTTAAAGAAATAATAAGAAGTAGATTTAGAGACGACTTTAGTTATACAAGTTTTAGTGAAGGTGAGAAGATGAGAATAAATCTTGCATTACTATTTACATGGCGTGCTATTGCAAAAATGAAAAACAGTATATCATGTAATCTATTATTACTAGATGAAATATTTGATAGTAGTTTAGATGGTCAAGGTACAGATGACTTCTTAAAAATACTTAACACATTAGAAGGTGAGAATGTCTTTATCATATCTCACAAAACAGATATAATGGCAGATAAATTTAAACAACAAATTAAGTTTGAAAAAGAAAAGAACTTTACAAGGATTGCAGAATGAAAATAACAATTGCTAGATTAAGAAGTGGCACAAACTATAAGAAACCTTTGTTTGATATCATGGATAGTTTTTATGAACTATACAAACAATATACAATACAAAACCCACAATATCAATATGGGTATTATAACTTTGGTTTTGATAGACCAAATAGACAAACCTTTGATGATATAAAAAATAGTAATGTTATAATAGTGCCAAGTGAAAATGAGTTTACATTTCATATAAAGAACTTTCAGGACAATAGACAAGTTGGTCGTAGTAATATGAAGATTGCAGAAATAGGTCCTATGTTAAAAGATAAACACTTAATTATTATGAGAAGTGATAGAGCAGACAATGAAGAACTATACAGAAACAAAACATTTAAAGGATTTGAAATAGGCAAAGTAAGTATATTAGATGAAATGGATATACCTGGTGGTATACATGCTATGAAATATTACTTTTTAAGAGACGCAATACCTAATACGTTTGATGATACTAGAGTTTATGACTTTGTATATTGGGGTACAGATAAACGTAAGACAGCAGACAATGAAGAAAGTGGCGATATTAGACATACATTTTTTAAAAGAATATACAAAGAGAAGAAAATAAAAGCATACTGGATTGGTAAGTTTTCAGGTGTACAAAGAGATAAGAAGATAGACAAGATGTATAATCTATTGCCACATTTAACAAATGGAAAGACTACAATGTGTTTTAACTGGATGAGCGAGACAGCGACAACAAGTAGATACCATGAGGCATTGGCATGTGGCATTATACCATTAGTACACGATAGATACGATATCAATAATACACTTACTGCTACAGAATGGCAAAGGGTGCCAGATGTAGATACTTTATATGCTAGATTAGAAGAAATGAAAGATAATAATAGTTGGCAAGACAAATACGAAGAAATACACGAAGACTATAAACGTAGAGTATTAAAGACTAAAGATGTGTATTACCAACAGTTTAAAAACAGGCTTGACTATTTAATCAATCTATGATAAGCTAGCAGATTATATTATGACAGACCCTTTATTAGAAAAACAATGGGAGACCTTTCAACAAGAAAACCCTACACCATACGAACATATAGATACTGAAGAATTAAGAACTAAACTTATAGAAGAATTAGGTTATGTATCTGGTATGACAGTTGAAGAATATACGTTATATCAAAAATGGTGTGAAGTTAAAAACAAATATCCTGCTCAAGTAGTAAACACATTGTTTGGCGAAGAAAGTCAATTAGTCAATTTAGAGAAAGATAAGTTATTAACACATGTTAAGAATAATATATGGTCACCTAAAGACCCACACGATTATGCAAAACTAGAACCAGAATTAATCTATACAAAAGAAGACAAGTCATATCCTGAATTGTGGAATGCAATAAGAACATTTGCCTCTACAATGAAAAACAATAACAATATAGGTCGTAATCTAAACTTTATAGTAAGAGATAAACCAACAAAGAAATATCTAGGTGTCATTTGTATATCAAGCGACTTTTTAGATTTAACACCTAGAGATAATTACATAGGTTGGGATAGAGAACGTAAAACTAAGAAGATGATTAATCATACTGCTATTGGTAGTACGATTGTGCCACTACAACCACTAGGTTATAATTATACAGGTGGTAAGTTGTTAGCATTATTATGTTTATCTGATAAAGTACAAGAAACATGGAAAAGAGAATATGGCGATACAATGGTTGGTGTTACAACTACAAGTTTATATGGTAGTTTTAGTCAATATCAGAATTTAAAATACTGGAAGAAAAGAGGTCATAGTGCAGGTAGTGTTTCATACGAAGCAACTAAACCTACTATTCAGATGTTAAGAAAGTGGATTATGGAAAATCACACTAGAAAATACTTTGAATGGTATAGTGCAACTAAACCTACAGGTCAACCTTATAAGAGAGACCATAGAAATAGAAGTCATACATTTGCATATAGTAAACTAAACATACCAAAAGAGTTGACAAAATCAGACCATAGTAGAGGTATATATTTTTCTACACTATACGATAATACAAGAGAATTTTTACGAGAAGAAATACCAGAAGATAAATTAGTCAAAAGTTTTGATAGTAGCGTATCAGCATTGTCTGAATTATGGCGTGAGAGATATGCTAAGAAGCGTATTAATTCATTGATTGACCAAAAGAGGACAAACATG